AAAAAAGCATTGACACTATTAATGTTGAATTTGAGAAGAAGATATTGAAAGAACAGGAAAAGAATGAGAAGAAGATATTGAAAGAACAGGAAAAGAATGAGAAGAAGATATTAAAAGAACAGGAAAAGAATGAGAAGAAGATATTAAAAGAACAGGAAAAAACACGCAAGAAAAAAGAACAAGAAATAAAAAATAACAAAACCATAAAAAAAAAGAAAATATAAGACAAATAAATGTGTATTCGTCATTCCAACAAATCCATAATATATCCATAAGTATATTATGGACCACGATATATCAAATAATGAAATTCCTAGAAACGAATACATTGATAAGATTACAATGGAATTGTTAATGAGTAAACCCAAATATAATAAATATTTAGAAAGTAAGGATCCTGAACAACATGCAAAGAAATCACTATACAAAAAAGAGGTATTCAAATATAGAACCGTTATTCAAGATATAATTGACGAAGAATTCAATAATATATCATCGGAAACAAATGGTCGGTCCACCGAAATAAAATGTCTGTTCGAGAACTTCACTAAGGAATGTATTAACTATATAAAGATGAAAGAATTAGAAATTGAGAACCATTTCAATTATAATGATGATAATGAAACTATATTTGAAAATTGTGATGATATAGAACAAAAAATAAGAGATATAAATACAAGTGATTCAAATTTTACAATAGATACTGATGACGACGAAGATATCCCAATAAATCAAACAAATTCTTTATGGGGCGATGGTGCTATAAAATACGATATTAAAATGTTCGCTCGTAGAAAACGTTGATTTACATATATTTGGAATATTTATCTACTAATATTATATAGACCTGATGTCCAATAGAACAAAATTCAATAGGTATAATAAAAAAAATAAAAAAAATAGAATTACACGAAAAAACGGTGGAGGTAGCGACAAAGTCAATATTACTAAATGTAAACCTGGTTTGAAAGGACTAGTTGAAACTACATGTTTTACAAAAGATATAGTCAATCAGATTAAATATCACTATAATGTTAAAGCTGGTAGAAAAATAACCGCAAAAAATCCAAAAACAATAATAGAACATATAAAAAAAAATACCAAATGTAATGATGAACAATGTTGGATGAAATTATTACCCAGTCATCTACGTAATAATATTACGAATTACTTATACCGTCCTACATATCCCAGAGAATGGAACAATAATAAAAACGAATGGTTATCTAATTTTGATATACTCGCAGTCATTAAACAATACGAAGAGACGTATCCATATTTCAAATTCATCGGACCAACCTTCATTGACTTCGACACTAAGTTATATAATAACAAGTGCGTTGAGAATGAGTTATGTAATTTTCATATAGACACCTATATGAAGTCAAAACAAACTAAAATTGGTATTGTATTTAATCTCGATAAACATAACCAATCTGGTTCTCATTGGGTTTCGTTATTCATAGATTTAGAACATAATTTTATTTTTTATTTCAATAGTACCGGTGAAGAAACTCCACCTGAAATAAAGGACCTCATCGACCGAATTATAAAACAATCGAGCGAAAAAGGAATACAAATGGAATATAAAAATAATAATATAGAACATCAGTTGGAAAACACAGAATGTGGTATGTATTCATTGTTTTTTATTATTTCTATGTTAACTGATACTGTAGGAGGTGATGCGAAGCAACCATTAATACAAATTAAGGATAAGATAGATTTTTTCACGAAAACGCGTATACCAGATAAGGATATGGAAAAATTAAGAGATAAATATTATGTAAAATAATAATATCATAATAATACAGTTATGATAGTCAAAAAAACCAATAAGCGGATAAGAAAAAATAAGAAAATTAAGAAGACTAGGAAGAGGGGTAGAACAAATAATAAGAAAACAAAAGGAATAGGAGGAACAAAAGACCCGAATGATAAATCAACGAATGACAAACTAACGAATGATAAACCAACGAATGATAAACCAACGAATGATGAACAAATAAATAATCAGTTCTTGAAGAGGTTAATGAAAATAAATGTTACTATTGAAGAAGGAAAAGACAAAACAGACAAAGATAACCGTAAAATAGATTTTAACGTGAGAACGTTTCATGATTTTTACGGCTATTTAAATGAAACGGATATATATTTAAAGAAAATATTAACTGATGAACTTTTAGCTTTTACCGACCCATTGAAATATAAAACCAATCAAGATGAGTTAAAAAAGAGAACCAAAAACTATCCATATGTATTTGGATATAAAGAAAATGAAAAAGTAAAAAAAAGAAGATGAAGAATATGAAGAAGATGATAAAAAGAAACCAAAAAATAACAATAATAATAATTAATCGATTACACCTACCAAAGGGAAAACTAAGATAAATCCTAAAAAAATTAATACACCCAAGAAAATCCTTATAGTTTATTTAACCATAAGGATTTTCTGTATATAACTTATACAAATGTATTCTATAAAAGGAACAAAAGATATAGAATTTAATTATAACATTTCAAATATCCGTAAAATATCTGATACCGAATATCAATATCACGGAAAACCGAACAGTCCCAATTTAGTATTATCAAATGGAATAAAACGGATTTCTTATGTCGCTGAGCGAATTGAGATGAAACAGAAAGAACTAATCATACATCATTCAGCAACCAGTAATTTCCCAAAGAGGGCGATGGTTATTTTTCCTTTAGTCGTTTCTAATGGTCGTGTAACCGTAATTGATCGCTTACTTGAAATGGAGATGAATGAAACACTAGACTTGGATATCGGTAGTGAAATAACCGACTTTACTATGGAAATTAATGAAACACAAAAGAGTGTGTATATAATTCGTTTATCTGGTGGATTACCAATCAGTGAAAAACAGGTTATTGTTGAGGGTAATTGTGGAATGAATGATTTACAAATAAAACAATTGGGAACTGCTTTTACGCACGCTGAAACACAAGGTGGCCTACAGAATCATACAATGGACGATGATGATTTCAATAAGAAACTCAATAATTGGTTAGATACTGGTTCGAAGTGTTATAAAGATGGTAAACATTATATGAAGGATAATAGTGAAGATGATGTGAGTATGGATGAAAGTGGTACCATTAGGGGTGTTAAGGAAATAAAAAAAGAGGGCGACTCAGATGGATTAAGCGAATTGTCTCCAGCTCAATGTTCAACCATAGGTGGAACCAAGGTTATCGGAGGAAGCAGTTTGGGCGGAGGTGGAAGTGGAAGTGGAAGTGGAATATCCCCAAACCAAGAAATGGAATGTTTCCCAAATGAAGGTGGTGTATTCAATAAGAAATTTCATATTATTTATGATAAACGTGAAAACGGACAATTTATAGCAGAAGATGGTGTGAGAATTCACGAAAAAGACGAAACAGGAATTAAAAGTAAACCCCTAAGAGATGCTATGAACGCAGAGGTGAAACGCTTGAAACAGCATATTGAAAAACTGGGTGGAATATATGTGCCGATAGCAACAATACCCGATGCATTCAAAAAAACAGAAAAAGGTTATAAATTTATTAACAGAGGCAATGATATAAACATAAGCGCCACTGCAATTGCTTTTTTTAAGGATACCAACAACAAAGAAATAGATATATTTATAACGTATGTTGCAAGTGACACCTCACCAAAACTAAGAATGTTTACTGGTATAAACAGTAACAACGAATTAGAAGGCGAAGGGCCACTAACAAAACCACACCAAGTAAAGGAATGTATATTAGTTGCGGTAAAAAACGGTGATACCTCCCTTCTAATGAACGCCAAAAAATTTAGTGAAGACTATTTGAATAAGGATTTCAACAGATACACACATATATCAATACCTGGTTATATGACCGAAACAGAGAACCAGTCAATGAAAGCGATTGTATATTTATTAGCTATGATATTGACTACAATTGTTTCATATTATACAGTCCCTGGATTTTATAAAATCGCAATAAAAAAAATAACTAGAAATCAGCGAACATGTAGTCTAGATGGTGAAAACAATTATACAAATTATTATAATGTAACAGCATTCAATTACTTTTTTACGATTATCACGGTAATTGTGCCGATAATTATAATGATATTTACAAGTACATTAAACGGTATTTTATTATTAACATCGGGTATCGGTATAATTTGTGTTTTCACAATGATAGTAAGATTCACAAATGATAAAGAGTTCTTCTATGATTTCTATCCTAGAAATGGTCTAATAACGTGTAATAAAACAAAGGATTTCCAGGAGAAATATAGATACAGTTCAAAATTCAGAGTGTTTACCTATATACCAAGTGCAGTATCTGCGTTATTTTCGGGTTAAATACAGTGATTTCATAAATAAACAATTAGTTATGAAATATATGTATACAAATTTTATAGTTCCGCTGCTTCGTGTGTTGATTCGGACACCGGTTTATACGAACTTACTACATAATCGGTAGGATTTATATTTGGTAAAGGCGCCATACTAGATACGATTTGCTCTTCAAGTGTGAATAACTTTGGTGGGTTCATTGCTTTGAGTTCACTATCTATACTCGCCTGAACGGGGTTCGGCTCTAAAAGAGTCATACGAGTAAAACGGACAGTGCTGCGACGTAAAACTTCATAAGCTACAAAAATAGACATTACTCCCAATATAGGATGAGTGCATAGGAACATATATAGAGCTATACCTATTATTATTGCCATTCCTATCCCACTCTCAATATAAGGAACCAATGATTGAGGTGTATCGATTTGGAATACTAAATAGAATATGAACAACCCAAATAATATAAGTTCTAAGGGACTGGCAATGAATTTCATTTTTGTATATTTTAGAATTAGAAAATATATTTCTCCATGGTTTAGAATGAGGGTTTATTATATAAATCTATTATATATGTTATATGCCATCGTCCAACATACAAATTCATAAAAAGACCAAGCGAATACTCATAAAAAAACGCGATAAGACAAAAAAGAACACAAGTGTAAAACCGAAAAGCAGTGATGATAATTCAAAAAAAAGTTCTACTAAATTAAACGAAACAAAAAAGCAGATTATAAAAATCAAAGTCAAGCGTACAAAAAAAAATCAAAATAAAGATTTAAACACTATTTCACAAGATATAGAAATGCCTAAAAAAACAAAGGTTAGTAATGAAGAGAATGTCAATGTGGTCGATCCACCAACACAAGAACGATTGAATGAGATGTATGCCGAATTGATGTTGACTCTCTCTTTCGTAATGCGACACAATAAAGATTTCATGCGTGCACGCGCTTATAATAATGCGTATGAAACCATTTCAACATTTGTTGGAGATATAACTAGTCCCGAACAATTAAAAGGTCAAAAAGGAATTGGTACTACCATCTATCAAAAACTCATTGATTATAAAGAAACAGGAACATTGAAGGTTCTCGACCGTAATAAAGAGGTGGTAGAAAAGAAAAAGGCAATAGATGTGTTCTCTGATATTTATGGTGTAGGTGAAAAGAAGGCAGAGGAACTTGTAGATAAGGGTATTAAAACCATTTCGGAGTTGGAAAAACGTAAAGATGAATTATTAAATGATAAACAACGTGTCGGGTTACAATACTATAATGATATATTACAACGCATTCCCCGCGATGAAATTATAGATTTCGAGAAGCATATCGCCAGTTCTTTTCCAAAAGACGACCCCGATGGAAGATACGAGATAGTAGGTAGTTATAGACGAGGATTATCTAATTCAGGAGACATTGATATCATTATTACATCAAAAGACCCAAATACATTCAAAACATTCATCGATTCACTAATTGAGAAGAATATTATTATTGAAGTTCTCTCACGAGGAAAAACCAAATGCCTCGTTATAGCAAAATTACCATACGGTCAATATGCTAGACGTGTGGATTTTCTCTATACATCTCCAGAAGAATTCGCATTCTCAATCCTATATTTCACAGGTAGTAAAGGGTTCAATACATCGATGCGCGAGCGCGCTCTTAATATGGGTTATACGCTAAATGAACACGGTTTCTCAAAAATGGAAGGAAAAACCAAAGGGGTAAAAGTAGAACAGTTATTTCCGACCGAAAAATCTATATTTGATTTTTTGAAAATGGACTATAAACTCCCTGCCGAACGCATTGATGGTACAGCAGTTGTTGCGTCTGCTGGAGGACCACCAATTGGAAGTATTGTTAAACCCAAAAACCTTTTACGTCATAATATAAAACCGAGTAAGAGTGTATCGGAACACGTTATAGATTATAAAAACGATGGAATAAAAACGTTGGAAAAAATGAGCGAAACTGACTTGATAAAAATGATGGACGCTGCTAACATCGCGTTTCATCAAGAGGGTTCTAGTCCGATTATGAGCGACGCGGAATATGATATTTTAGATGAATTCATTAAAACTAAATATCCAAATAATGAGTTGATAGCGCAAATAGGAGCGGTAGTAACAAAAAATAAGGCAACGCTTCCATATGAGATGTGGTCTATGGATAAAATTAAACCCGATACAAATAGTCTAACGTCTTGGATGAAAGAGTATTTGGGTGATTATGTGATTTCTGGAAAATTGGATGGGGTTAGTGGTCTATATACAACCGAAGGCGATGAACCGAAATTATACACTCGTGGAAATGGTAAAGTCGGTCAAGATGTTAGTCACTTGATACCAAAGTTACGATTACCTAAAAATAAGGGTGTGGTTATACGTGGTGAATTCATCATAAAAAAAGATACATTTAATACTAAATATGCAGATAAGTTCTCTAATCCACGTAATATGGTTGCTGGTATAGTGAACCAGAAAACACAGGACGAGCGTATAAATGATATAGACTTTGTTGCGTATGAAGTTATCAAACCGGTAAATCTAACACCAGTGGAACAGATGGATTATATGGCGTCACTAAATGTTATCGTTGTTCGTAATGAAACATATAAAACTATAACGAATGAAATACTCTCTGGGTTACTTATTGACTGGCGTAATAATTACGAATATGAAATCGATGGAATTATAGTTGCGAATGATAAGGTATATCCCCGTGTTTCGGGAAATCCTAAGCATACCTTTGCATTCAAGATGGTTCTATCCGACCAAGTAGCGGAAGCGCATGTTGTGGATGTTCTATGGTCTCCTAGTAAGGACGGTTATTTGAAACCCCGAGTTCAAATTCTACCAGTGAAACTCGGAGGCGTAACAATAAAATATGCAACTGGGTTCAACGCCAAGTTTATAGAAGAGAATAAGATTGGTGTCGGGGCGATTATACAACTTATTCGGTCGGGCGATGTGATTCCAAAGATTGAAGCAGTTACACAACCTGCTGAAAAAGCAAAGATGCCGAAAGAAGAATACATATGGAATGAAACACACGTTGATATTATGTTGAAGAATGCAGAAAATAATAGTATCGTATTAGTGAAGAATATTTCTGGTTTTTTCAAGGGTCTGGAAGTGGACGGACTTGGAGAAAAAAATGTAGAGAAATTGATAAATGCAGGGTTCAATAGTGTCCCCAAAATTCTGAAAATGACACGAGAAGATTACTTAACTATTGATGGATTTCAAGAGAAGACCTCTATCAAATTATACGAAGGGATTAAAGAGAAGGTATCAAAAGCACCAATTCATACATTGATGGCGGTTTCCAATAAATTTGGTCGTGGTTTTAGTGCGAAAAAGACGGAATTAATAATGTCTGCGTATCCAAATGTTTTAGATGAGAATGAACGAAAATTAGGAAAACTCTTGGCAATACGCGGAATTGAAAAGAAGTCAGCTGAATCGTTTTTAAGTCACGTAGAAGATTTTGTTGCGTTTATAAAAGAATGTGGTCTTGAATATAAGTTGTATGAAATACCCAGACCAGTAGAAAAGAACTATGATGAAAATCATCCATTATTTGGAAAGTCTATATTAATGACTGGTTTCCGTGATAAAGAATTAGAAACCCAAATTATTGATGTTGGTGGTAAAATCGCATCCTCTATTAGTAAAAATACATTTGTTGTTCTGGTTAAGGATTTAGATGAAAAGTCAGGTAAAGTTGAAATTGCGATAAAACTTGGGGTTGATGTGTTATCACGCGATGACTTTATTAAAAAATATATATAGATTATATATATGAATCCACCAGACTTGAATAAGAAGTTTAAAGCAGCGTTTAAGGATATGGATACGTTGGTGGGGAGGGTGTATACGATATTGAATAGTAGAGTAATGTCACCGCTAGACGTAGCGTTAAAAAAAGAAGAAAAAGGAGAAAAAGGAGAAACGAAGGGGGGGGGGAAGAATACATATATAATTTTGTCCGCAGTTATTATTTACATGTATTGGCCCGCTATTGTTAAATTATTTAGTGATGTTAATTTGAGTGAAGAATTCTGGGCCGGATTCTACTATCAAGATCAGACGACCGGGGGGACTCCAACACCACCCTCCTCCTCATCATCATCATCAACCTCCTCATCATCATCAACCTCTTCATCCTCAACAAAAAACAATAAGCATGGATACATTGCTCCTCGCACAGCACCAGGTGATATTAATACACGCATTCTCACGAATAAGTTAGACTATACACCAGATGAAATTACAAATCTAGACCAAGAACTGAAGGGTCTTTATAAATCGTTCAACGAAAACTCAGATATGAAAGATCCAGAAAAGATAGGTAATATTTTACCTGTGTATCTTATGAGTATCTTATCTATATTTACGGGATTCTATTTCACGGGAAAATCTCAGACAGCAGTAGGCATGCGGCGTGCGCTTGGCTTATTTAACAACCCTGTGGACGCACTTGCTAAACCACCCTTGGATTTGATGAAGGAGATTGCGTTTTACGTCGGGCTTTTCAGTGGCAAACTGATGAAATATTTACCCGGGCAAGGAAATTCAACTTTGGGGATTGTGGAAAATATACATAACACTACTGCGCTGCCAGTTGGCGTAACCGCGAGCGATAAAAATGAAAACCTAATCGCACTCCTCGATTTTTTTTCTAAAAGCATAGGTTGGTTGACGGACAAATTAAACGAAGTGACTGACGAACGCGACATTGGAACGTTATTATTAATAACGGTTGTTACATATTTGGTGTTACACATAATGTATTACGCTTATATTGGTAACGTGCGCCAGAAGAATCAAATTGCTCTTATGAATGCGAAAAATGATCGTAGTAAAATAATCGGAAGACAAATCAAACACCTGTTGGCGAGACAAGGACAACAGGAACAACAACAACAACAACAAAAACAACTAGAACTATACCAAAACCTATTTAATCATGCTTCAAGTATGCAGCAGCAGCGTCCGGGGAGATATGAAGAGAAAGAGTCTAGTGGACAATTGCTAGCGCTAGCACCCAGTTCTAGTAGTAGGAAAGGAAGAAAACTGCTAGCGCTAGCACCCAGTTCTAGTAGTATGAAAGGAAGAAAACCAAAAACACCTCCGAGTATTAAAGGAGGCAAATCCAAGAAAAATAAGACCAAGAAAAATTGATTAAAATAAATACAATACCTATTAAATATAGAAAAATAGTTATTGTATGCCACCAAAAAGAAAAACAAAATTAGAACCCAAGGCACCGCCATATAAATTAGATGACGGTGTTAAACAAACCATTTTAGAAGCTTCGTATATTGGGAAAAAAGGTTATACTATACCGAAATCGGTTATCCCAGAAAAGGAGTTGACTTTTTTGAAAATAGACTTATATTTAAAACCACAAGTTCCTGGACCCGCATTCGCACAGACAGCCGAAACCGCATTTCCTGTATACAGGGAAAATCCCAATAAAATATACATACCTCGGTTTTATGGGATTGAACGATACGGAACACCCGAACGTAATGAACTGGATGACGGTGAAGATATTTCAGTTTCATTTCCAAGGAAATTGAGAGATTACCAACAAAAGATTGTGGATGTTTATACTTCACACGTATCGCAACCAAACGACACCAAATATGGTGGAGGAATTTTGGAAGTGTATTGCGGTGCAGGAAAATGCCTAGGAATCAACACACCAATCCTTATGTATGACGGATCTGTTAAAATGGTGCAAAATGTGGTTGTAGGTGATATATTAATGGGTGATGATTCAACCCCGAGAAAAGTCCTAACGTTAGCACGCGGTGTTGAACAAATGTATAAAATAAAAGATGTTCGTAGTGACGAAAGTTATATAGTAAACGCAAGTCACATTCTATCACTAAAAAGTAATATAGATTACGACAATTATATTAAAAAAGGTTCCATTTTGGATATATCAGTAAATGATTACTTCGCGCTCAAAAATAAATTAAAGGAACATGGTGGTAGTCTTATGGGATACCGCGCGATAATCGATTTTGTAAAGCAGGATATTGATTGTGATCCGTATGCAATCGGTTTTTGGTTGGGATACAACAATGGTATTCGAAATAAATGCATATCGGCGGTTAATAGGATAATACCGCGTAAATATTTAATAAATGATTTTGCGGTTCGTAAATGTTTATTGATGGGTATAATATACGGGGTCCAAGAAAACACCGGTTATTGTTTTGATTATGATAACCTCACCATAATTGTTATTACAGACTTGGATGGATATCCAAGGTTTACACAAGACGTTTTGTTTCTTATACGGTCGCTAGGCTATACAGTCGTCCACGAAGATAAAGAAACTGATTGTCCAAGTATCTGTATATACGGAACCAATCTTTCTGAATTGTTACTAGATGATGTATCTGAACCTAATATAACGGACCAATGTTACGATATTGAAGTTACAAATATGGGTGTTGGTCGGTATTATGGATTTGAGATAGATGGAAATCGTCGTTTTGTATTGGGTGATTGTACTGTAACACATAATACAGTTATGGCTCTAAAAATTGTGGAAGTGCTACAAAAAAAGACACTGATTCTTGTGCATAAAGAGTTCCTAATGAATCAATGGATTGAACGAATAGAAGAATTCCTACCGGGTGCCCGTGTAGGTAAGATTCAAGCGAACGTTTGTGATTGTGATAACAAGGATATCGTTATTGGTATGATTCAGACAATGTATAATAAGACATTTAATCAAGAGGTTTATTCCCAATTTGGTTTAACGATTATCGACGAGGTGCACCGTATTGGAAGCGAAGAGTTTTCTAAAACACTACTCAAAACCATTACTCCTTGTATGCTCGGTATTTCAGCGACAGTTGAACGTAAGGATAAACTGACGAAACTACTTCATATGTTTATCGGTCCGAAAGTGTATTCGTTGTTAAGGGAACAACACGATGTCGTAAACGTCCGTGGAATAGAATATATAACTAACGATACAGATTTTAATACTATTGAATATGATTTTCGCGGTAATGTAAAATTTAGCACGATGATATCCAAATTATCTAGTTTCGGTCCCAGGTCTGATTTTATAGTTCGTGTAGTGCACGATTTATTAATTGAGAATCCGGAAGGTCAAGTAATGGTTTTGTGTCATAATAGATGTCTATTAACCTATTTATATGAATCAATATTTAATAAAGGAATAAATACTGTTGGTTACTATGTTGGTGGTATGAAGCAGACTGCGTTAGAAGAGACAGAGACGAAGCAAATTGTTCTTGCGACGTATGCAATGGCTGCCGAAGCACTGGATATAAAGACACTGAGTATGCTTGTTATGGCGAGTCCAAAAACGGATATTACACAATCAGTTGGTCGTATTCTACGCGTGAAGCATAAGAATCCGGTTATTGTTGATATTGTGGATAGTCATGATATATTCGCAAGACAATGGTTGCAACGAAAGCGCTTTTATAAGAAGAGTAATTATCCGATTCGGTATATACGGAGTCCGGAGTATACTGGTATGAAACACGACTGGGAAAATGATGCATTATGGTCTATTTTATACGACCCAAATAATAAAAGTAAGTCGGGTAAAAGAGATAAACCTGAAATAGAATGCGGTAAATGTATGATTGATATAGGTGATTTGTAATTTAGATTTTTGTGTGCATTATATATATAATGGGATTTAGAAGAATGAACAAAACATGTAAACAATCGAAGAAGATGTATGGTGGAACAAAAACACCAAAACCAAAACCAAAATCAACACCAAAACCAAAACCAAAATCAAATAGTAAAATTACATCGGATGAAAAAACAGCCAAAAGAAAAGCAGCAGCAGCAAAGGGTGTGGAAACAAGGAAACGTAACAAAGCAGCAGCAGATGAATTAAGGAAGCAAGAGACTGCTAGAAAAATAGAAGAAAAGAAAATAGCGGACGAGAAAATAGCCAAAAGAAAAGCAGAATCGGAGGAATTAAAGAAGCAAGAGGCTGATAGAAAAATGAAAGAAAATAACATAGATGACGAAACAATGGCTAAAAGAAAAGCAGCAGCAGCAAAGGGTGTGGAAACAAGGAAACGTAACAAAGCAGCAGAGGAATTAAAAAAGCAAGAGACTGCTAGAAAAAGAAAAGAAAAGAAAATAGAGAATGAAAAAAAAGCACAACAACTCAAAGAAGAACAAGAAGAGAAAAAGAGAAAAATACAATTGGCACAGGATCATTCTACTGGGAGCTATGGGTCTGAGTACCAAGATCCAGACTTGAAATTCATTCCGAGTTTATCTAATTCATATGAATTAGATAGTGATGGTATAAGGAAACCACGGTGGTCGTCCGAAGACGTATAATAGTATTTTTTTACAACTTTTATACCATTTTTTTCACGCGATTTATTATGTAGTTATACACCTTTGGACAATTACACATTTGCGTAGTTCTAATGCGCGTGGAACTGTTATTTTTTGAAGAGGAAAAGTGTAAAAATCCTTTGCTATATACCGAGCAATCGCCTATGGCGATTTCCTTGAATTATGGGGGGGGTAAATCGTTAGTTGAGAGGTTAGAATATGTAAAAATTGAATTCTATATTCAACTTTTACAATCTAAATCAAACAACAACAATAAATATGCAACTTCGTTCCGGTAACACCTATACAAACGTCAATGTTCAAACGGTAACAGAACTCCAATACAGGGTATTCCGAAATAAATGTGGGAGTTTTATTGGAGAACTGAATGATTCAACACGTCAATGTACTACGGTTTATATTCTATACAAACTATACTGTTATATAAATAGCGAAACAGATAATATAGGTTCTTATTTGAATTTACACCCTAGACTCAAAACATTTATAAATAATTTGACCAACATTATCCCGAGACATATCCACGACATTATGTCCTGTGAAATATATGATGATATGGGTATAACATGGACTGAACTCACCGGCTTTACCACAATTGAAACCTCACGTATGTTGTATGAACTTCGGTTGAAATTACATGAGATTTTAGATGTATTTGATGATTGATAACAGCTCAAACTATAAATATACACATGATAAACTATGATACTATTCAAACTTTTTTAATCATTGTATACTCTCTAATAACCAGAGTAAGTTAACTTTTTACTAAAAAAATTATATATAACTCAAATTACCAACGACATAAAGATTTATTAACAATCAGCATTATATAAGATGTTTGATAATATAATACTGATTCCTTATAGACAACGAGAAACGCATTTAGATTATTTTATTACAAACACAGTTCCGTTGTTAAAAGAACATTTACCCAATACAAAAGTTGTAGTGATTGAACAAAATGAAGGTAAATTATTTAATCGTGGTATGTTACTGAATATTGGTTTTAAGGAATATGAAAATAAAACGAAGCATTTTTTTACACACGACGTTGATATAAACCCTACATTTAAATGCGTGAACGAATTTTATAAATTGGATGTCCAAGATAATGATGTCCTTGGTATATACACGTCTCAATGTAATACATTGGGTGGTATTATAAAAATAACTAATGACACTATACATAAAATAAACGGATTTCCGAATGATATATGGGGGTGGGGTGTAGAGGACAAGGCTCTACAAAATCGTGCGGAGTTTTTTAATATTAAAAAAATATCATTATTAACCAATAAAATGGAACACCCTGAATATATTTTGCGTTTTAATGATACTGATGATAGAGAAAGACACAATGTTCCACACAATACACAAAAACATTATACAACATTTCAGCGTTTAAACAATGAAGGAAAAAATAAAGAAGTGTTGAGTTCTGGTTTAAATAATCTGGAGTATGAGGTTATTAATAAGAAAAGTATTGATGATATGGTGGAAGTTATTAAAGTTGAAATTTAACGAATAGGTGTAGTAAACACATTATTTGCGTCAAAATGTAATTTATAGTTTTCTATTATCATTTTTTTAAATAACATTTGCGTTGCTATAATGCTCTTATCGTTTGTTTCATTTATCCAAAATCCTTTATTGTTAAAACGAACTACATCTGGAAATGATTGTGGCGATTCATATTGTAAATATTCATAATATTTATTCCATATTTTCATGCCCTTGTTATTACTTATACACATATGGTCCCAATCTCTATTATGAAGCCATGAATTATTTCTGGTATGTAATCCACATACTATGTATATAGTATTTTGGTCTGTCATTGATTGTAAGTTTATCTTATTTGATAATATAACGTCCGGTCTCATACGAATAATTACATCATAATTACTTACACATTCAATCGAATCATACAATATTTTATTTTTATATAAACACAACCAAGGTCCATAATTATTAAGATAATAAGGATAATCTATTTTATTTGAATCGCTTTCGATAATCAGTGACTTCAAATAATGTCCGTATGTGTTTTTTATATTATTTTGGAAATCAATAATGTCTTTTGTATGATTTATAAATTTATTTTTAGGTGTTCCGCCATTTTTTCCATAAAACTCTGTTAAAATGTATATATCAAATTCATATCCATTATTTGATAATATGAGGTTTTCTAATATATTATTAAAACATTTTTCATATGTTCTCATCTGTCCAGTTATCATTAAACATACCTTTTTCATAATTTATATATTTTACTCATACAATATATAAATTACATAAGCTAATCAAATAAATATCGATTCATTTTGATTTTGATTTTGCCTTTTCTTGAAACAAACAATTTGCTTGTACACTGAGATGTTAAATAAATTATCCGAATAATAATCAGGTTTTATTTTTAATTTTCCATTATTGGTGGATGTTACATGACTTTGTTTTGCATTTATGCTGTCTATTAAACGTCTTATATAATCATGAAAATCCATGTCACTATTGTTATTTTTCCACCATGATTGGTAACAATGTTCTAAATCTTCTACGATATAAATACCCTCGTTATTTAATTTTTCTCTGAATAAATATGAAAAAGATTTTATTTGATCATTACAACTGTGAGAACCATCGTCCCAAATAATATCAAACATAGGTAATAAAGTTAAATTATCAGGTTTTGTAGCATCGCTCGTTAATGAAATTATATTTTCACCCAAATCTGTATTGAGAGGATTAATGTCCATGGTATAAATCTTCGCATGTGGAAATAATTTACTCAATACTTGTGCAGAACCGCCATTTTGTGTTCCAATTTCAAATATTGTTTTTACATTTTCTACGTTTCTTAGTATATCATTGTATGAACCATTTTTTTCTATATAACTGGTCCATTTATTAGTCTTATACCTGTTTGTCATATTGTTCGCCGTATCTAAGAAGTCCATATTATATATGGAATACACATTAAACGTCTAAATTGTTTATAATTATTCTATATATATATATATTCATCGTCCCATTTATTATTTCTGTGTAATATAAATCCCTTACTAGTTAATAATTCATTTATAGATTTTTGATAGTGGTATATATTTCCATGTTCGACTGTTAAAAACTTAACCTTATGTTTATTAAAATCCCAAGTTTTTAATATAGATAATTCACCCCCTTCTACATCCAGTGAAACATAATCAATGTTATATATTTTCCGTTTATCGAGTAATGTATTAATGTTGATAGTTTTTACAATTATATCTTTGCTTTTTTTATAGCATCGTTGAAAAACCTTTAAACTTTCTGGTTTTAAAAGCGATTTAATACCACCTAACTGCTCTTTGCCCCCTACTATTTCATCGCCATACGGAATTGTAAATTCAATATTAGAATCATCTAACTCATATAACGCTTTATCGCAAATATAACAATTCCTTGATTGTTTACATTTTTCTACCAATGTAGGATTGCACTCAACTATAATTCCATTCCAATTCAATTGGTTTTCCAAATAATATGTATTGCTACCAGTAATTCCGTCGTATCCGCCTATTTCTAGAAAAAAACCACCTTGTTTATATTTAATTATATTTTCGATATAATATTTATCCTGTTCTATCTGCGAATAGAACTTCATGGGATGTTTCGTATATGGTTGAGTATGAGTATTAACGTGTTTTATGATGGAGTGTACTATATTTTTCAATTCGATTTGTTTGACGATATTATTATGAAACTTACGAACCGATGTGTTCAATTCTTCATTATTAACATTAAAATTGCAATATTTTCCTATAGTATTCCAATAATGTTTGAATAAATTAATTCCTTTAAAATAACATTGGAATTCATTCGTATTATGTTCAGGTTCTAATAATTCGATTTCATTTGAGTTACTATTATAGCTCTTCATACTTCCATGAGGTGCAATAAATAAATCCTCGATAACTTCTTTTATATTGCTAACTAGGTTCGAATGATTATACAAATAATTGGGCAATGAACTATTATGCGACAGGAAACACATAAAATAAAAGCAGTCTTTTAAATTTAACGAATTAAATGTTTTACCAGAACCTTGCAGGTCAAATACAAATTTACCTCCTGGTATGTCTTCGAATTGTTTGATTATACTTTTTTTACTATTTTGCACACCTAATCTGCTAAAATATATATACGTAGTCTTGTCGTTTGGATACATTATGTCGTATATTTCTTTAAACCAGTAACCATCACGACTCAAAAACACAATTGTTTCAAGTTTATTCGCAATAACTAATTCTTTTATTTTTAAACACACTAACACTGCAAATGGTAGTGAATAATCCGTAAAAACTTTGCATAATTTATCTGTTGTATTGTGTGATAATCTTACCGCCCTAATTATATATGCAATTTCTTTATTAACATTATACAACATTTGTTCTACATCATTCATCATAGTATCATTAATATGAACTGAATTTACATTATGTTTTATAGGATTTTTATAATCACTATTCAAATTGTCACCATAATGGCAATTTATTTTATCCGTTATTGATTTATCCTTCCAAATTGTATTGTTGTGTTTGCCATCATAGGAAACTAAAAGTTTATTTTCTATTGTTTGGTGTTTATTCAAAAGTGTTCTTATTTGTTGTTCGTTTAAATACATATCACTTATTAAAATGTCTTCTTGGCATATTTTGTTTAGGTATTTTACTATTGGAAATGACATCTCTAATTCCAATTTCAATTCCAACTCTTTTATTTCACACATATTTTTCCCATAATGCTTATCCAACATAAAATATGTTTCGTCGAAATTTTTGGTTTGTGACTCATATTTAATTCTATTTTCTCTGAAGTTTTCTATGTTCTTGGTTTTTTCTATGATTGTAAATATATTCTTTCCTTCGTAACATAATCTTCCAATTAGCGTATCAAATACATCATAAGAATTGTACATATACTAATATATCATTATTTCTTTTATGTTGGTTGAACGATTGTTATAAAGTTATCATGTTATAATACTTATCACATTTATCATTATCGTGTAATGGAATTAATGTAAATAATAAACTATTGGTAATTATTTTTAATTCGTTCAATTCCTCAGTTGAAAATAATTCTACAAAAAAAATCTCAAAAAATTCTATTAAATTCTCTTTATACAGTGATAAAACTTCTTTCTCTTGTAAAATTAAATCGTAACCCAATAATGATTGATATAATTTCGCCCAGTCATATAAATAGTCACCATAAATGGTTTCTTTATCTCCTAGTTTTCCGCGCATATCTATAAATTTTATTTTATCATAATTATTAATTATTATATTTGTCATTACTGTATCGCCGTGAATTACACATATTTTTCCCTTGTTGGTTTTTTCATAATTTAATAATCCACATTGTATATAATTAAATACACTTTCGCTATTTTTAAATCTGGAATAATCATACGATTCGTATCTTAATTTCATTTTATTATAATAGTTTGCATAGATATCTATATTTGACATGTCGTGTATCGGAACATTATGTAACCGATTAATGCTATTCATCACATTTTTTAATATTGTTGTTGTTAATAATTGCGATGTGTATAAGGTTGATACTGATATCCCATTTATTTTTTCCATTGTATACCATTGTTGTTTTTCATTATCATAATCCATAAATATTGGGAACATATCTTTCACTGTCTGTGGAATATTTTTATAATAGTAAATCTCTCCAGATAAGTCATTTGAACGCTTGGTAATAGTATCTATGGTACCTTCTGTAATCGAATTGAACGCTCGTGGATTAATGATATCATTATAGAATCCCAACGCTTTCTCAAGACATTCATATGCGTTTAACCCTAAATCATCAATATAAACATTCGCATGAGGTTTACCAAAATATATTTCGTCGTATGGAATATCAAACTTAGTCAGGGTATCAAAAGTAATACTACCTACATCAGACATTATTTTGCCGACACAACCATTATGAGTTTTCATTCTTCGAGCCGTGTATATTATTATTGTGTGTCCAAATGATTTTAAATATTTCAAAAAATGTATGTTTTTTTGTATTGGTTCTACAGTTGTGTAATCGTTTGTTAGTTTTGGAAAGGATACTAGTGTATTATCCAGATCGAAACATATACGCATATGTTTTATTTTGCTCTTATTGTTTATACAAGATACATTGGGGTAGTTATTACAAAACTGTCTTAATAATATTGGTGTGCCTAAGCATATCCATAGATTCTTGTCTATTACTATATTTTTGAAGTGGGTAGTATTGCTTATCATTTCGCGTATCGCGGTTGATATATAAAATTCATCTTTATCTCGTATATTTTTATCAATTATAATCTGTGTATATTTTAATAATTCTTTATAAGATTCAAAACCATATGCACCAGTACACGCATAATTTGATACTCTTACCTTTTCCATTATATTAGTAACATTATTCACTTTGTCAATTTCGACATAGGAATATATTGGTGCTCCACTGGAAGTGTCATCTATTGTAATTATTTCATTTTTCCGATTCCATTTTGATAATATATCTATATTATAGAAATTATCACCATCCAATGATATTATTGGACGATCTGAGATATCAATGCACTTCAATGCTATATTAATGGTTTCTGCAGCTCCTCTTGTATTTTCATTCAAACATAAAAATTTAAAGTTAATTTCTGGATAATCTTTACGCAATACACTTTCCAGATTATAATTTATGTATTCTTTGTTGTAAGGTATATATATAATGTCGTCTTTTTCGTATTTCATGCTATCCAATAAATAATATAATATTGGTTTTCCCAATGCGTTTATCAATGCCTTGGGTCTATTATAATTTAACTGTTTGAAACGCTCACCTGTCCCGCCTAATGGTATTAGTATTATCATATATTCAAGTAATATTGATACGACCGAATTATTATATACTTTTAAATCTATATAATAATAAATCACAAATATTTACAAATGCTACTCTTGTTGCTTCTAACATATATAAATATGGTTCATTCTTTAAAATGCTCGTGGAACTACCGGTTTGATTATCAGGATAATCATTTCAATATTGTATATCCTGATAAAACTGCCGTTTATTTTGGGATGATACTACCAGAAAATACGACCTTTTTGAATATTTCTTCCAAGGTTCTCCAACAACCAACGAGAAACCCTTTTCCGAATCATCCATATGCCGACTATTTTTCTATCCAAGTATACGAAATAGGAAATTTTATAGAAGCAATCTATCATATCAATGACGAAGAACTCTTGGGTTTGGAGAACCTTGGACAAAAAGACGCAGTTTATTCGTATAATTTGGATTTAAATCCCGAAAGTATATACTTCGCATTATACCGTATTTATAACTCACAAATTCCAGCACCATCTTTCGTAAAAAAACTACCTATGGTTCATTATTGGGGAGGAATTCCTCCTTCCACTTACATTAATGGAGAACCTACACAATTATGTGATATAGATTATCAACAACAAGGTAATATTTATACCAATTTTTCACAAGATACTAACCCGATTACAGGAACCGTATGTAACACCAACGATAACTTCACATTTATGAATGTTCCTGCGGGTTCTCTAACAAATTACGACGCAAATTATATGATTGCTTGTATTCAAGCAGGTTCTCTATATACTGTTACTATTCGCATGCCTCGTTTAATGTGTTCTCTTGGATACAATTCAAACCAACCGAAACCTTGGGTAAACGAAACATATGACTTACGATACGCTAGTATAAACTTGGTGTCTACCAATCGTCCTCGTCCTACAATCGATAGTTGGAAAATTCCTTGTAATCAGGAGAACTTCACAATCTCTATATTTATTGACCCCGCTATACCACAACCTGCGCTTTTATATAGACAAATACTACCAAACGCAAGCTTCCCGTATAGTATACAGAAAGCGAAAGAACGATGTTTTGACTACGTGGATAATAAATATGACTCACTATGCATTCGTAAATATATGGGTTCCTATTATCCAAATGTAATATACACCTTTGAACATTTAAGTTCGCACAAAATATGAGTATTTTTTCTTATTTTATTATATGAATAAATACAAAAGTGATGATTATAAATTAGGTGCGGTTAAATATTATTTGAAACATAATGATAGTATGGATAAAGTTTGTGAAATATTTGATTGTAAGAAAAGCACACTAAAAGGGTGGATTGATAGGTATACACCTTTGCGCATTGAAAATGCGCATGGAACAGTTACTTTTCGATGATGAAAACGCCCCAGAATGGGCGTTTTCAAAGAGAAAAGGTATAAAACTACTAAAAATATTACAAGAAAAAATAGAAAACCTATATCATACAAGATAAATAAAGAACAAGTTAGGACTGCTGTAAATATGATTGATAAGAGCGAACAACTTACGATGGATGAATTGTTATTTTCTATGAAACAAAAATATAATGACTTGGATATTACCAGACAGCATTTAGGTAGAGTTATTAGAGCAAATAATAGAACACGAAAACGAACTCGTCATCAACATTATCCAAAAGAACGACGAAAGCAACTAACCGATAAAAGTAAAGAAATGGAAGCGTTCTATAATGAAGTTCATAAATATCCAATTGATAAGATTATTTGTTTGGACGAAACAAGTATTGGCTCTCATTTGAAACCATCATATAGTAGATGTTTTATAGGTAAGCGTTGCGTAATAAAAACAAATAACAATTTTGTATTTCGTAGTTTTACTTTGTTAGTTGCTATCAATAATTCAAAATGCGCAGGAAAAATATTTTATGAAAAAGGTGGAACAACAAAAGAAAGAATGGTAGAGTTTATAGAAACACAAATAGCACCAAAATACAAAAACCATCTCATCATATTAGATAATGCGAAAAGTCATAATAATGATATAGTAAAAGAAGCAATACTAAAAAGTGGTAATCAATATTTATTTACCATACCGTATAGTCCAGTTACGAATAGTGTAGAAATGTATTTTAACCAAATAAAAACATATATCAAGAAAAACCGAGATGTATATACATTTGAAGGATTGGAAAAGAATATTGATAAAGCGATAGATAAAGTGAAACCAGAAAATTATAAGAATTATTTTTATTATGCTTACGGAATTAAAGATGATACAACGTATAAACGGAAACCATCAACTCGTAAGTGTAGATTAAAAAATTATAAACTGTAATTTACTTAAAAATTATTTATGTAAATTATATAGTAACAAATGAGATTAAAAAGTGAATTGTATAAAAAAGAACAAGATGATATTATAGACAAAATTATTAGCATATTAGATTTGAAAAATAAAAATACATATACATTATATGAATTAGATAAGTGTGAAGAAATACAAACTAAAATTATGGAACTTATACCAGAAATACGGAAATGGTTTGCTTTTAACAATATTAAGGCGGTTGGCGAACCTGACCGAATAAAACGACCTTGGTTGTCTATTATTAAACAACTTGTAAAAACGAAATATACAATAGAAAATAATGAGCAACAATTCAAAGTAAATGAAAAATGGATAAAATCGCCGATGTATATTTTTACGAAAGTTTAGGGAGTTTTACTTAAAATATATTATTTAGGGAAATATACTTAAAATAATATCTTTACATAGTATATAGAATGGAAAAGGCAAAAGAGAAACCGCCAGAGTTTTTCAAATCCATTAAAACCTCACTTAAAAGTGTATTGAAACACCCAGAAATAAATACAAAAATATTAAACGATGCTGTTGTAAAATCCAATAAGATTGTTATTCATACTTTACAATTTCTCAAACTGTATTTATTAGATTATTATGAAAACAATAATCAAACATTACCAGTAATAAGCAAAGAACTTATCAATAATTCTATGAAAGTTGTTTGTGGTGAAAAAACTGAAAAAAGAGGAAAACCCGCAAAAAATGAAACGATAGAAATGAAGGATACACTTACTACTTTTTACAATCATCATTATTTACCACTTACACAGAATGACCCGATTGATTATGCGGGGTTGAATACCGTATTGGATTATTTGAAGGAAGATGTTATTACAATGTATGAGAATAATATTCAATTACATTATGTAGAATATGTAGAACGATATGTAAATGTTGTTTGGAAAAAGAAAATGATAGTGGATAAGATAAGAAAATTCGGCAAAACACAAAAGAAGCGTGAAGCACGAGTAAGAAATCTTTGTGCCGAGTTACGAAAAATCAAAAATGATTTATTGAATGTGGATGGGAAACCATACCAATCAAATCACCATTATCATAAATGGATTGCCGAAAAAAAACACCACATTTTACCAAACCGAAAAAAGTTTGAGAAAAATAGCGTAATGTATGACTTGAAATGTAAAACGATGGATTATTTTCCTTGTATGATTTTTATGATGAAACAAGTTGAAAATGATGGCGAAAGTGTTAATAATGTTTTTCCACTACGAAGTGAAATCGCACCGAAATACATACGATTAGATACAACTACATTAGTCAATTTGTTATTGAGAAAAGAACACGGAACAAAGGGATTTTTCAAGACAAATGGAGAACTGAAAAAGAACGAAGATAAGATTTGGAAGTTCTTTTTTAGAACGGAGCGTAAATCGTTTCATAAAAAGGATTTTTCATTCCATCATATGGTTTCTACTGATGGGATTGGATTAAGTATTTTATTTTTACGAGAAGATTTGGTTGGTAAGAAATTACCTATGATGAAAAAAGGAATATCAAAAGAGTTGTATATTGACGAACTTGACGATTATTCAACCTTACAAAATAAGATAATTGTAGGCGTCGATCCAGGAAAAGAAGATTTAATTTATTGCATAGATGATGCTTCCAAAGATGCGAATGTATTTCGGTATTCACAAAATCAACGAAGGAAAGAAACTAAAATGAAAAAATACAACAATATTATTCTCGCTATGAAAACCAATAAGATTGAAGGGAAAACCATTATAGAATATGAAACTGAATTATCACATTACAATCGTAAGTCATTACAAATTACAAAGTATAAGGAATATATACGAGAAAAAAATAGAATAAATCATATACTATTTTCTTTTTATCGTAAAGAATTGTTTCGTAAATTGAAGTTTGGTAAATATATCAATATCAAACGAAACGAGCAAAAGATGATAAGTAATTTCAAAAGAATATATGGAAATCCAAATAATGTAGTAATTTGTATAGGTGACTGGGAACAAAGGAAACAAATGAAATACAAAGAACCAACCTTAGGAAAAGGAATGCGAACCTTGTTTAGAAAAAATAATTTTAATGTGTTTTTGGTTGATGAGTTTAGAAGTAGTTGTAAATGTTCCAAATGTGATGGTGGAGTATGCGAGAAGTTTATGGTAAGAACCCATCCAAATAAAAAGAAAAACAAAGATGAATTACGGTTAATTCACGGACTATTGCGCTGTAAGAGCGGTTGTGGGTCGTGGAATAGAGACCGTAATGGTTCATCTAATATCTACAAAATAGCAGTAAATGCGATAAATAAATTAGAAAGACCAAGTTATTTATGTAGAGAAACAAGTAATCAAAGTGCTTCAACGAGTGCTTATAACCAAACTTTATGCGGGTATGAAAAGACCCAACTTTGAACTTCTTTTTGTTAGCACTTTTTTGTGCGAACTTAAATGTTCAAAGGTGTAAAAAAATAAAAAATAAATAACGATATTATTTTTTATTTACCAATAACAATTATTCTCACATATTCCAGGATTTGATGATAATGTTTTCGGTTTATCAACATCCAAGACATGTATCCATTTATCATTCATCATCTTAGATACAACTGGGTGTTGAGACCACCTGTTACCTATAATACCAAAGTATAATTGTAAACCGCCACCGACGTACATTACACTTTTATTCAATTCGGTGTGAATATAATCAGATATTATCATACCAAACCCACCACAACTAACTAAGGCAACGTCATAATGCGTCTTATCATATAATGCTTTCAAATCTGTTTTCATTAATAAAAGATGATTTGTCCAAGATTGGTTGTCGTGGTTTCCGCAATTTTGTTGAGCGGGTTTATATACATGAAAATTGGTGCTTTCATCAAAAATTGGTTTATCGAAAACATCTCGATTGTTCTTTATTTGTTGTAATGTAGTTTCCTTGTGTGATGTAATTATGAGAACCCTTTTATTTTTATAAATACTGTTGTATTTATAATTCACATCGTTCATAAAATAAAATGGTTCTAGTGCTTGTGCGCATATACGGGAAGCATAAGGGTTCATCTTATGTAAAAAATCGTAAAATGGTTTTGCTTGTGAATACATTCCACCCGACCAAATAGATAATACTGAACTATTATTACATGCGTTAACGTACATTTTTACAAATTGCTTCACATCATCCTGTGATAAGAATTGTATTCCAGCAGTGAAAAGCATCTCATTCATTAACTGTGCTGGTATAGTTTCACCAGTTAATACTCTTCCACATAAATTAGGTTCGTTACCCGATAAACGACCTATAAAGAATGGTTCATTTTTTTCTATTTTATCCAATAAATATTCTTGTAAATATAAAAAGGATTGTGTTTTTTGTTCTTCTGTAAATAGTTGTCTAAGGTCAGTAAATTCCATTTTTCTATAATTGACTGATTAATTTTATATAAGTATTTTCGTAATTAAGTAAAAATTAAAAGATAAAAGTGAATAGAATCATAAATCATAAATTACAAATTATAAATCTTAAATGTTTCGTAAAGAATTATTCACTAATACGGTAACAATGGTCTTCAACGCATTTAAGCGCATTGATACACCGAAACCACTGGGAAGATGGTATTATATTGAAAAAGGTATTAATAAAGATAAAAAGGTTGACTGGACGAACGAAGATCATTGTGGTTGTTGTGGAACATACAAACAACCGAATAAAGAAACGAACAAAAAAAATGAAAACTAATGAAATAAACAAAAAATGAAAAATCAACTATTGCACATAGTTGATTTTTTTCTGATACAATTGTATTCTCATAACATTTAGTTGCGATTCTTTTTAGTCTTTCCACCCGTCTTAATAAAACCGAACTGTCCTTTTTTAGTTAAATAACCAGCGTTTTGAAGACGCTTCTCTTTCTTTGCTGTCTTATGCTTGATAGCAGATACAACGCGTCCGTGTTTATTCATAATAAGGTTACTACTTGTTAATCCACCAGTCGTTTTATACGCATTTCCTCTAAAAACTTGTATACGAGAACCAAATAATTCGGGGTATTTTCGCCCTTTAATATGATACATACCATCGTCGTGTCTAACAGGTCTCTTCATAATATATAGTATGAAGAGACAAAAATTTTCTAAATATAACTACCCATTATTATTAACAATTTGTGTTTTACTATTCATACGGATATATTCAGCATAACGCATAGCTGTGCTCTGTTGAGTATTATTAGTGGATGTATTTTGACGTTTATTACCCTTTTGTGTTAATGTTTCAACGCACATAGACATTCCAGGACGACCGCGTTGCGCCCTATTTTTTTCACAGTTAAAAACAAATGGAATATCGGACATTGTATATATATACCTTTGGACATTTATACCGTTGAAGAAACAATCAGAAGAAAACACAACTTATTCAAATACCCCCCCCTCTATAAAATTGATAATAATTTATAAATCCATATAAAACAATAAATCCAATACAATAGACACTATGACCGACCTAGCTAAACAGTACCAACGCAAGACCGATAAAGAACATATTCTCGATAATCCCGATACCTACATCGGGTCTGTCGAAACAGTAGACGCGTCAATGTGGGTTCATGATACTGAAACAGATAAGATTGTTTTGAAAAATATCGAATATGTACCTGGTCTATACAAGTTATTCGACGAGGGTATTGTGAATTGTCGCGACCACGTGGTTCGTATGATTAACTCACCGGTTCTAGATAAAAAGATGGTGTCGGATATATCAATAACAGTCGGTGAGGATGGCACAATCATAATGGAAAATGATGGAAACGGTATTGACATAGCGAAACACCCCGAATATGGCATTTGGATTCCAGAGATGATTTTCGGACATTTGAGGACGTCCACTAATTATGATAAAACCGAGAAGCGTATTGTCGGAGGTAAGAATGGATTCGGTTTCAAATTGGTTCTTATATGGTCTACTTACGGAAAGGTAGAAACGGTAGACCATCGCCGAGGTCTAATGTATGTCCAAGAATTCAAGGATAATCTCGATACAATTTGTCCACCAGTGATTACTAAGACAAAGAGTCTGAAGCCATACACACGTATTACATTTAAACCGGATTATAGTCGTTTCGGTATGCCGAATGGACTAACGTCGGATATGTTTGCTTTATTAAAGAAGCGCACCTATGATATCGCAGCAGTAACCGACCATTCTGCTAAAAATGTAAAAGTTCATTATAACGGAATTCAAGCTCCCATTAAAAATTTCCAGCAATACATTGATATGTATATCGGTCCGAAAACCGGAGGTGTCGGAAACGGCGCTCGTGTCCACGAATCACAAGGCGAGCGATGGGAGTACGCTGTTGCTATTTCACCCACGCACGAATTTACAGCCATATCATTCGTAAATGGTATTTGCACATTCAAGGGAGGAAAACACGTGGAGTATATCATCGGTCAAATCACACGTAAATTAGTTGCATATATTGAGAAAAAGAAGAAGATTACAGTAAATCAAAACGCAATCAAGGAGCAACTTATATTATTTATGCGATGTGATATAGAAAATCCAGCTTTTGATAGTCAGACGAAGGACTTTATGAATACACCATCTGCGAAATTTGGTTCTACATGCACAGTAAGCGATAATTTTATTGAAAAGGTAGCGAAGATGGGTGTGATGGACGTCGCTTGCTCCCTCATGGAAGCGAAACAAAACAAAGAGGTTGCGAAAAAGACCGACGGTTCCAAGACCAAATCCATTCGTGGTATTCCCAATTTGATTGATGCCAATTGGAGTGGAACTAATAAATCGAATGAGTGTGTTCTCATTTTATGTGAGGGATTGAGTGCTCTGTCTGGTATTGTATCTGGATTATCAAGTGAAGATAGGAATACTATCGGTATCTATCCGCTCAAAGGAAAACTACTGAATGTGCGCGGAGAAGCGATTACCAAGGTCGCGGAGAATAAAGAGATTATCGAATTGAAGAAGATCCTTGGTCTGGAAAACGAGAAGGAATATAATACTATGGAGGACGTAGCCAGTAATTTGAGATATAGTAAGATTATGATTTTATGTGATCAGGATACGGATGGTTCTCATATCAAGGGACTCTGTATCAACTTGTTTCATAGTGAATGGGCGTCTCTAATCCGTATTCCAGGGTTCCTTTCATTCATGAATACACCCATTTTGAGAGCAAAGAAGGGTTCGCAAGTAAAGGTGTTTTATAACGAGGGCGAATATCAGTCTTGGAAAGATGCAACGGATACAAGCGGATGGACGATTAAGTATTTCAAGGGTCTCGGGACTTCCACATCTAGTGAATTTAAGGAGTATTTTGCTAACAAAAAAGTTGTAGATTTTATTTATAATGGACCTGAGAGTGACGATGTAATTGATAAAATTTTCAATAAAAAACGCGCGAATGACCGTAAGACTTGGTTGGAAAATTATAATAAACATTCATTCTTAGATACATCCAGAAAGTCGGTGAAATACGAAGAGTTCATTAACGATGAAATGATTCATTTCAGCACCTACGATTGTGCGCGTTCCATTCCCAATATGATTGATGGTCTCAAAATTTCACTCCGTAAGATTTTATTCGCTGCATTCAAGCGTAAATTGACCAGTGAAATTAAAGTGGCGCAATTCAGTGGTTATGTTTCAGAGCATAGTGCGTATCACCACGGTGAAGCATCACTCAATGGTGCGATTATAAATATGGCGCAGACATTCGTCGGTTCAAATAATATCAATCTATTGGAACCCAACGGACAGTTCGGAACTCGTCTTCACGGTGGTGATGACTCGGCAAGCGAGAGGTATATCTTCACACTTTTGAATAAGATGACCAGGTCCATTTTCCCGGAAGCGGATGATGCAGTTTTAACCTATTTGGATGATGACGGCACTTTGGTTGAACCCGAGTATTATGTTCCCATTATCCCCTTTGCTCTTATGAATGGTATTTCTGGTATCGGAACAGGGTTCTCTTGTAATATTCCGTCCTATAATCCCCAACAGATGATTGATTGTCTTCGGGCGAAATTGAAGAAACAAGATTACACGGACGAATTCGTTCCATATTATGAAGGGTTCAAGGGCACAATTCGTAAGGTGGAAGATAAGAAATATCTGGTCAAGGGTAAATACGAGAAGATTGGAACCGATAAGATTCGTATTACAGAGTTACCTATTGGGTCTTGGACCATGCCATACACCAGTTTCCTGGAAGGATTGATGGATGGAAGTAATAAAAATGGTAAGAAGATACCCGCATCCATTCGTGATTTCACCTCGGTGTGCACTGAGGTGTCCGTGGATTTCGAGGTAACATTCCCGCGCGGTAATTTAGAAGAACTCGAATCCAAGTGTGATGAAATCACAGGAATCAATGGAATAGAGAAGTTACTGAAATTGACTACTACCATAAGTAGCACAAATATGCATATGTTTGACGCTGACCGTAAACTCCATAAATATGGGTCAATAGAGGAGATTATCAATGACTTTTATATGGTTCGTATAGATGTATATGGAAAGCGTAAAGCATACTTGATTGATATTCTGGAGAAGAAACTGGTGAAGTTATCTAATAAGGCGCGTTATATTCAAGAAACGTTGGTCAATGTTATTGATTTAAGGCGTAAGACGGCACAGGTAGTAACTGAATTACTAACTGAACGAACGTTTGATTTGATTGATGGAGATTATAAGTATCTTATCAAGATGCCGATGGATTCTGTAACGGAAGAAAATGTAGCGTCTATTATGAAGGATAAGGAAAATGCAGTGAACGAGTTGGAATTATTGAGGAAAACTAGTTTAGAGAAGATGTGGTTATCCGAATTGGATACATTAGAGAAGGAATATACGACGTATAAGAGTTATAGAGAGAAGGTTCAGAGTGGTTCTGGAAGTGTGAAGGTTAAAGTTATTAAAAAGAAGAAATAATAAGTCGTGAATGTGAACCCATTGACGGTAACAAACGAATTAAAATATGAAAAACGGTGGTGGTTTTCAGGCACTATACAAATGGCACAATTACCATAAAATATTAAAAAAAGCAAAAATAAATGTAAGTCAATAATATACATACAACCATCCAGTCATAATATATTTATCATTTGAAATTGGCATATTTGCTTTATGTGGATATGTCCATGTAGATGGAAAAATAAATAACTTTCCGGCTTCCGGAATAATGTTAAAATTCAAGAATTCAGTCTCACCTCCATCCAATACATCATTCAAATACCATATAAATGTAAGTACACGTTTTTTTTTATCTTGTATCAATTCATCATTATGATATATATATTTTCCTATATTTTTGGTGTATTTTTGAATCTGTATCGTATCGATTAAAAGATCTGAATTAAATATAGGATAACCATCTGGTAAAAAAAGTTTACATTTAGTTATATAGTTTTTTACATTATTAGTTAATTCTTTTTCTAGTAAATTATGAATACGAGACCATTTAATATCATTTTTGTATATTGTAAGTTCATCTGTGTTTTTAACATTCTTATTTAATCCACCTATTGTCACACCATCATATTTAGCAGAACTTTTTTCAAATAATTCTATAATTTCATCACATAACAACGTAGACAAAGAATTCGCATTTGAATAAATAAAAAAATCATTCATAATAGTATTATAATAATATATTTATTTATATTATTATGAGCAATTATAAAAAAGGAGATATTCCTTTAACTAATATTTTACATCCAGGGTCGACAAATATTACGGGAACAAATAATGCCACGTTTTCTGGTGTTACGGCTCTCACAACAACTTATGCGAATTCAAAACCACTAAACACTGGTTATCAACTAAATGGAACAGATATATCAAATAAATATGCAGCGAAACATATAATAATAACTTCTACTCAGACCATTACTAAACCAACCGGAGCTACATCACTTAGATATATGATTATCGGGGGTAGTGGTGGTGGTGGTGGTGGTGCTGGTGGGGGGTATCATAATGATAGTAGTGCCCAAGACCATGCGTTATTAGGATATGAAGGTCGTGATGGATTTCAAGGAGAAGTAAAAACAGGCACAGTTCCTGTTACTAGTTATAGCACTATTACTATTGAAATAGGTGCTGGTGGCGTTAGGGGAACTGGTGGTGCTGCGACGGGTTTAGGGCAAACGAATGGAGGCACAAATGGCAATGCAGGTGGCTCTTCTACACTGAAGGGCGATACTACACTACTAGCGCAATGTTTAGGAGGTGCAGGGGGTCAAGGGGGTATAGTAATTCTTCATGGTAATGGTAGAAGGACCGAAAATGATAGAGGTCACGGTTCGAGCTGGACGGGATGGAATACTTCAACCGCAACCAACAAAGTTACCAATGCCATTGCGGGCAATACTAACGGGAATACAAAATACGGTCTATCTGATGGAATGACAGAGGCAGAGATGAATACAAACCAGACCCCTACAACACCCGTCCATAGTTATATATATAAAACTGATTGGGAAGATGGATTAACTGGAATTTCTAGTACGACTACGTTTGCGGGGACTGGTGGAGACGGTGGTTGGGGATATGGCGATGGTAAAGGTTCAAACTCAGGTAAAAATGGTAACAATGGTTCATCTGGAAAAGCGTGTATAATATGGTTATATGGTTGATAAAATTTAGTGGCGGATGATCATAATTCTGCATTATACTCATTATTCGGTTTGGGTCGTACAAGATTATTATTATGTATAAAGGTCCAAATCCACAAATCCGACTAAAAAGCGATTTATACCATTAGTTATAGGTAATACTGAATGGTTAATATTACTATTGTATAATAACATATCTCCGCGATTCAAATTAACATTTAATCCATCATCAAAATATAATCCACCTCCGGTAAAATCGCTACTTAATAATATAGAAAATGTAAAAAATCCACAACGTTGACCAATTTTTAAACTATTATACTCATTGCATTTACATTCAACCACAAATATATCAATAATATCGAGGGATATGTTATTACTCATATTACCAAGATTGTAAGAATTACAAATTTTGTTCACGATTGTATTATCGTTCGTTGTTCTAACAATACCAAATATAGATGGTATATATTTTATATTAATATAATTAATTGCATTATCATACCCCTTATTTTGTTTTTTATATATTTCACATTCATTTACTATGTAACGACATACATCAGGTGAATATATATCTGTGTATCGAAATCGTTGTAAAAAACGATTATATTTAAACTCAGTTGTTCTATTCACAATTGCTTCATAATCATCAATAATATCACCGTATGTATTTTTCAATTTATCTATGTGTGCGTTACGTTTTATAAATTTGTCAACTTCAAAAACAAATGTGGTATTGTTAGCATCACCTAAATAATTTGTGATAAGATCATCAAATCCATAACACACATCAATGCGTTTATCATACATGAGACTGTTGAAAAAATTATAATTAATTATATCTTTACTAACTTTAATGTTACATATACTACCATTATCTACTTCAAAAGTGGTTTTAATATATTCTTTGTTTGATAGAGTGGTTTCATATTTGGGTATATAATACTCAATATTTTTTGGTTTTTTATTCCACAAATTTATAGAGATTGTATATAGTTCTTTTGTATCGTCGTGTTCTGTTAGTGCTACATTCCCGTGGTAAAAATGTCCGTCAAATGTGATTTGTTTGTTTATTTTTGGTAATGACAACATTATTGACTGTTGTTTTTCGAACTTTTTATATTTATAAGTATCCAAATCAATATTGCTAATAAATGTAGGAGTACTTGTATTATTAGTAAAATATGTAACACAAGATAATAAAGGAAAATAATAATTATTTATCTTTTTTAATTCCGGGTCACAATCAATATATATATTATTGTCATCGTCATCATACTTTGATTTACAACAAAATTCTATATAATAATCACCAATATTATCAATACCTAATCTATTAAAATGAAATACCGATGTATCATATATAAAATTTTCAAGCAACGTGTATTTGTCTTTTGTTATATCAAGAAGATGGCGATGTCTTAATTCAGGGTTGTTGTTAATGTATAGCGTAAATTCCTTATTATTGTGTTTATTATCTACTTTCCAAATGTCAACGTTATCCATTATACGTTGTTATGTGACAAGTATTTATATACTTGATATTAACAAATACATAAAATTGAAAACTTTTTAATGTCTTAATAAAATACGTTAAAAACAAAACACAATGAAAATCATTTACGATAAAGTTTGGGGGGATATTGCTATGTCCGACTTAGCCATTTCAATTATTGACACACCAATGTATCATAGGATGTCCTATATTAAACAGACGTCAATGGCGTATCGTGTATTCCCCACCGCAACACATACACGGTTCAATCATCAAGTCGGTGTATATGGATTATTGAAGAAAACGTTGAATACACTAATTAGTAAGGGTCATCTAATTATTACCGAAGACACGAAACCATTGACTCCCGATGAAATGACCGAACGTATGAAAAATGGTTTGAAACCAAGTATTACGAAAACGGAACAGGAGTGGATTTGCCTAGGTGGTTTACTTCATGACTTAGGGCACGGTCCTGCGTCACATACATTTGATGATTTAATTGAGGAACTCATGGATAGTGGATTGATTACAAATAAAAAATGGAGAACCCACGAGGAACGTTCTCAGGAACTCTTTCGTTATATGGTAAAGAATGATACCATTGAAATATCCGACGAGGGTCTAGACTATATATGTAATATAATTAATCCGCCAGCTTCTCATCATCACGATTTTCGGTTTCAATTCGTCAATAATGAGGTAAATGGAGTAGACGTAGATAAAATGGATTATATTTATCGCGATTGTATGGTGTTTGGAATTGCTTCACACGTGAATATTGAGCGTATTATAGAAAATTCATCTATCGTTTTGGATTGTCAGAATGAGTTATTCGGTACATATTGGTCGTTCAGTGAGCGTATTAAAAACGAAGTGTTCAACCTCTTTATGATGAGATACCAGTTATATCGCGATATTTACAATCACCCCAAAATTATTAAATTCGAAATTGCCTATAAGAAAATATTGAATGATAATTTACAAAATATAACGACTTGTTTTATGAGTGAAGATGTATGTGCGTTTATAGAGATGACGGACGAATCTATGTTATGGCGCGCTAAGAAGGAGACAAGGGACGAGTTTATAAATCGTAATACGTATAAACTTGTTACAAACGACACAATTGATAAACCGATAATTATTGAACAGACCGTCGGTTTCTTTGGTAAATGTGGGTTCAACCCGTTCCAACATATACGCTTTCATGACCGTAATACCAATTCTGTAAAACATATCCCGCTTAGTCAGATTAATGCATTTCTATGTTTCGATTGTACTTGTGAAGTTCTACACTACGAATATGCTTATAACGAATTATAAAAATTGAAACCATATAAACATATTATAGTATTAATAATATACCATAAATTATTATGTCTGCTCAACAAACTCCGTTCTCTTATTTTGGAAATAGTCTTGGTGTTACTAACATCTGGTCATCTCGTAACGATGATAACCAGAAGTGCGATGCTAACCAGAAGTGTGTTGGTAAAAGTATATTGAAACTTATTAAGTATAATAATAATAATGACCGTTTTATTTATAAATCAAATGAAATGGTGAAATCGTTGACGCCTGGTGGTGTATGGTCTACTGAGATTATAGACGATGAACATATTGTATTTAGGAGAGCGCAAAACGCATTAGATATTCGCCCAGGAAAGAGACTCAATATTGTGTTATTCAGTGTGTTGTTTATGAATACGTTTCATTCTAATTTATTGTCCTATCTACTTATGTTTGCTCTATGGTCGTCTATGTTATGTATATACGATCCGAACAATGAAAATAATGTTAGTTCATGGTCGTCATTTATACCACAGATGATTCAAATGATGTGTCATTTGAAGGGACAATATACTATGTTTGTCAATAATTTGGGTGATTCTATTGTATTTGTTCCTTTCGAACATTCGAAACCAATTAGTCCTTTCTACGATGACGAAGAAAATATCGACGAAAGTGAAAAAGAAGAAGAAGAAGAAGAAGAGGAAGAAGAGGAAGAAGAGGAAGAAGAGGAAGAAGAAGAAGAAGACGAAGAATATGAAGAAGAGGAAGAAGAGGAAGACGATGAAGAAGAAGAAGAAAGTGAAGAAGAGGAATATCAAGAAGAAAGTGTTGATAGTAACAGTACCCATTCTTCAATGCCGGATCTAATTGATTATGAAATTAGTAATCAAGAAAAAGAAACCAATGCACTATACGATAATATTCATCACTTTTATATGAACGATGAAAATTTCATTGATTGGGTAAAGAGTGGTGAAAATGGTATTATAACAGATGACCACTTTGACGAATGGGAGAGTGACGAAAATTGGTTATATGCCCTTGCGGAGTTATGTTATTCAAGCGACACATCTTATGATGACCTAATTCGTTTGTTTGAATCTTATAATGAGAATTTGGAAGAAGAAGAAGAAGAAGAAGAAGAAGAACAGGAAGAAGACTGGGACACTGCGATCAATACAAACGAGTGTATCAAACCAAAGAAAGGTGGGATGTGGTTACGAAGCATGAGATAAAAATATAAAAAAACATAAAAATTGATTACTTTTACACCTTTTGTTTTTTTTTGAACATAAAACAAACAAAGCAATAAATAAAACTTACAATGAGTATCTCTGAACGTGATAATTTTATATATCAGTTACTTAATGAGAATCGTCGTTTACTTGAACGCGTTACAGAACTAGAGAGGAATTATAATATAACATCTGTTGCTAGAACTTCTACTACTATTGATGTTGACGATGATGACGTATCGTATATTTCTTGCATCGATAACTCACTTCATAAACCGTCCGCTATAATACATAAACCAGAAATAAAAAAGAAGACGTATTCCTGTCATGCCCAGTGCGGTTTGACAAAGGAAGACGTAAATGCCTTACTTAAGGAATTGTGTGATGTCGATGATAAATTAAAATTATTCCGTGAGATAATATACTCAGTTGCGAGAGATAATGGTGTTAAAATAGGTAAGAAATATGAATTTAAAACGCCACGTGGTTTTGCTTATGCAAACATGCCTGCTATACTAGAAAGAGTTTATTCACAGTATCCGGATATGTTCCATAAATGTGAGATCTTAGGTGCTGGTTCGAGACGACCTCATTCATTGAGGAGAAGTGAGTAGAGAGAAAAGTGAGGGGGTGGGTAGGTGCATAGAATATATAAAATAAAATAATCAAACAACTTCAAATTTTTTTACTTTATATATTATAAAGTAAAATGTCTAGTCGTAAAACAATAAAAAACAGACCAACCAAAACATATATTGTTGCGATACCATCATATGACCGTCCTGCGGCAATCGTAGAAAAGTCGTTGAGAACACTGTCCGACGGAGGTGTTCCGAGAAGTTTAGTCCATATTTTTGTTGCGAATAAGGCAGAAGAGAAACGATACAAAAGCGTGGTGCCCAAAGACCTATATGGGAAAATTATCGTCGGTAAAATAGGTATAACCGAGCAACGCAAATTCATCATAAAACATTATCCAGAGAACCAACAGATTGTTTCTATTGATGATGATGTAGAAGGAATTTATAAAAAGGTTTCAGATAAAGAATTAAAAAAAATAACAGATGTTCATAAATTTTTCACTGATGCCTTTATAACACTAAGGAAAGAGAACCTATATATTTGGGGTATTTATCCCGTGAATAATCCATTTTTTATGAAGAATACAACTACAACAGATTTGAAATTTATCATAGGCACTCTCTACGGATTTGTAAATCGTAAAACTAAGACAATTCAACCTTCGTCCGAAATCAAGGAAAAAGAAGACTATGAACAGAGTATCAAATATTTCATAAAAGATGGTGGTGTAGTGAGGTTTAATGATGTTACCATAAAGGCGAAAAAACACGCACCAGGTGGTCTAGGAGTAACAGAAGGACGTTTAGACGCAAATCGCGTTGCGGCCGAGTATCTGGAAAAAAAATACCCCGGTTACGTGAGTGTTTTTCATCGGAACAATGGTATGTGTGAAGTAAGAATGTCGCGTATAAAAAGAGACGAGTTGCCCAAATGATCCTATAATCGTATACATTTTATAGAATCATTTATTTTATTTTTTAGTTTTATTTTTTAGTGTTTTATTCTGTAAGAGAGTTTTTTTACCCCCACCTATATCACGAACGGTCTTATTATGTTTTTTTACAAAAGCCGCGTTTTTTCCACGGGTTCTCTTCCATAATTTTTCCCTGAGGTAGCACACAATAGAAAGGCGACGTGCGTCTTTATCTATAACTTTCATCGGTAGATTACCGTGCATTTCATGAACGTTCATGAATAACATATCGCCGGTTCTCACATCTACACCAATACCATATTGAGGAAAGCAAGTTTCTGCACCTTCGTATTTACCATTTTCGATCACAACCAAATTACCGAAACCCTCGGCATCGTCTCCCTTATCTGTATGTATAGATGTTCTAAAATTCACATTAGTTGTTATGGTAGTAAATGCGGTATCTGGTATTTTAAATGCAGTTTCTTTCGCCTTATCATTTTGCCTTTTGAAATATGAGGGTGTATGTTTTTTATAAAGACTATTAATCTCACGAATCAGTGGTAGTGTTTTCTCATATAACTCTGGAAAATCACGATTAAACCTACACTCTCGCACTTCGAGAGGAAGTTTGTGTCCCGCCATACGAAAGTTTTTCTTTTGTGTTGGTGAGAACCTATCAAAATAACCGAAAATATTAGTCATAATTTTAGGGTTATCGTATACATTTTTAGATTTACTACCAGTTGCACTACCTCTATTACTGGTAGGAGTCAATGCGAATTGAATGATATTATCATAAAACGCAGTTGTGTGGTTCTTAGAAAGCGTATTTTTTCTAAATTTAAGTAATAACGTACCTTCTTCTGTGTATACATCTGCGTCGTCTTTTATAATATCATTTATCATAGACGCAGTTACGAATTTATTTACCAATTTAGTATCCGCTTCGGCGTCATTCATATCTTTTTTCACGGTATATGTTTTGATTCCTTTTACTATTTCTGTTTTAATAATCGCCATATTTGTTCTTATATATATTATTAGAACAAATAAAAATACAACGGTATATCTGATTTCGATATAATAATCTAATTTTACCTATTCGGGACTGATGAAGGTGATAGTGTTAGAATCCCAGTCTCGTGAATAGACTTGGTGGTTCGGCAACATCCTTAGTAGGTTCTACTGTAGTAGTCGTAGGTTCTGTAGTCGTATTAGTATTCGCTGGTTCTACGATAGCACTATTTACAGATTCTGGTTCTACAGTATCAGTCATTTCTACTGTATCCAATGACGATGATGATTTTAGTTTTTTATTAGTATCGTCACACTCACCTGTTTTTTTATTACGACGAGTTCCATTTTTACATCTTTTGCGAGGTTTTTTTTCACCAATTACGACCTTTTGTTTTTTTACTACTGGTATATTTTTATCTTCATTTTGGAATAAACCAAGACTATTAAATAGACTACCTGTTATACTACTTGATTCTGGTTCTACTTGTTTTGGTTCTACTTGTTTTGGTTCTACTTGGTTGGAATCTCGAGCCTTGTTGGTAGCTTCACATTCACCAGTCTTTTTATTTCGTCGAGTTCCGTTTTTACATCGTTTACGTCTAGTTTTTTTTTTCACAGGCGAAGAAACAGAAACTAAATCAATTACACTATTATTTTTAGATTCTGATGATTTACTTGCGTTTTTAATAGTACTTGCGTTTTTAATACTACCAGAAAAGGGCATGATAAGTTTCAACTCAGCTACCAACTTAGTAATATCTATCGGTTTTCCTGCGAATTCTGGTGAATATAGATAACGCATAACAAACAACCTAAGTTGTTTCAATACATCGGATGCGTTAGATTTAAATAAGGATAAACCTTCATAGTGTATTAAAATATCATTGTATATAGTTATCAAACCCCATATATCACAATTTTTCATACATACATCATTGAAGTATTTTGTTACATCGAAAGTCTGTGTGATTGGGTTTATAAAATTTATTATAGCTTCCGTCAGATAATTGGATAGTAAATTATATATAAAGTAATTACGCTTACCTGGTATATTAAAAAGTATTTCAATATTTTCTGATACATACTCTATATGACCTTTGTCTGACTTAGAGAAATGTTCTACTACAATTTGATGGACGAGTGCCGACAATTCAGGTTTGATTGATTCTGTATAATTAGTATCAAAATACAATTGTTTCAAACCTTTATTGATATCGTTCATTATTTTATCGTTGAATAGCACTGTGCTAAATGGTAAATTGTATTGTATCGGTCTCGAAGTAGACCCAATAGGAATAGTATTATTTTTTGAAATCACAGATAAACCCCAATCTATGATTCGTAATTGAGAAGTATCATCCATCAATATATTTGCGGATTTTAAATCGAAATGCAAAATTCCCAATCGGTTCATAGGCACAATCGCATTTACAAGTAAATCAATAATAATCTTGTTCATTTTACTAAGGTCGTCATTTGTTTTCATACCCTTAATTGCTTTCGATAGGTCAGAACCACCATCAGTAAGTTCTATAATCCTAACCGAATCCAAATTTGTGTTTATATTATCTGATGATATACCCCTTTTTGTTAAACTTTTACATTTTTGTTCGAAATTTTCTAAATCAGCTTTCGTTAATGCGTCCGGTTCGCATAGTTTTTCCGGAAATATATAATAACGATTGTATGTATCCAAACTAAGATTGGTTTGTAACATTGATTGTATTTCCTTCGCTTCGTCAAATTCCTTCTCCGCGTTTTTGGTTGTTAATAATTTACTAACTACTTTTCCTACTGGACGGTCGGACCCTTTACACTTGAGAGGTGGTAAGAAAACACAACCAAACCCACCACTTGCTATTGCACGACCGCCTAAACTAAAATTATCTGCTTTATTTTTCATATAGTTATATAATGTACTTATATAAATATTCACATCCATTGCTTAACTTCCAATTGTTTATAATCGCGGTCATGATTCTTTGGTAATTCAAGGGGAACAACTAAACTACTCTGGTCCTGCATATATTTCTCGTGTGATACCGCCGCATTATACACCGATGGAATACAATAATCGAGAACCATTTTATTCAAGCGAGCAACCTCTGTTGTAATATTTCCTCCTTCGTGTGCGTGTTCAATAAAAATACTACGCATTATCGTCTTTAGGTTATTAATATTCTGAGGAGGCACCATATAGGTTTGTTTAGACATATTATAAACACCCACGCGCATATCCTTTTGAATCATGTCTATATTCTCGGCGCAGAAAAACACACGGGATAACATTGTTTCTTCCAACATTCCTGATATAGCACTACTGTAATCCGTTGCCTTGTTTTTTATGGCGATACGTTCGGTCATTTTGAACAAGATTTCTTGGTTTGGGGGTTGTATAATATTAATACGACCGTTGTATCTTTCTAAATTTAAAATACGATTTGGTTGATGTATTGATTCTGGTGTGTTTGAGTAACTAGACATATTATATAATAGTAACACATAAAATAATAGTAATCTATACACTTATTGGTAAAATATATTTATTTAGTATATATATAATGGAAAGATTTCATATAATTGTATTGGTTGTTGCGTCAGTATCGTTAATTCTTGTTTTAACGGTTGCAGGTATATTAATAAAGAAGGATAATAGTAGTCAAAAATTCCCTACGTCGCATAAAGATGTTCCTGATGGTTGGACAAAGACTGATGTGACATCTAATGGTGTCGTAACCAGTTACAAACTAACACATACGGCGGGTGCTGATAACAACCCGACGAGCGCAGCGCCACACGACTTCATCGGCGCTGTCTGGAAAGACATAGACATATGTGAAAAAAAGAAGTGGGCGGATAAAAATCAGGTATACTGGGATGGAATAACCACATATAATGGATGTTAAACAAATGACGTATTATTATTATACGACGTCATTATTAAATATTAGAAACAAATTTTTTAACAGTGGGTTCTTCCGAATCATTCACTTCCTCTCGCGAGGGATGGACTTCGAGTTGTACCAATCGGTCGTCAATCATTTCCATAACATCGTATTTCAATCGCCGTAGGTTCTCCAATTCTGGTAGTAACTCGGTTTTATATATATTTACAACCACTTTCAATATACTGGTGGTTCCATTTTCTTTGTATTCGTCGGTAAGCATTTTGATTTTCTGATTTATATTATAAATAATAACCTGTCGTTTTTTAATATCATCCGCTTGTTTTGCGTTATTATATAACTCGTTAAAGTTTTTCAATTCTTCACTATATAATTTACTATCCTGTTCGTATCGCTTCATTGTTTCTTTAAACGCACGGGAGGCGGTATCCTCACTAATATATTCAAACAATGCATCCATTTTTTGTTTAACGATTATTTGCTTGGTATCATCCATAATTTCGTCAATTACATCCAAATACGTTTCCGATAAAATATAACTCCCTCGCGTTAATTCGATATTAAATTTACAAGGATTTTGTGAATTCCCACAAGATGCAGTATAACTATCATTCGTGATTTTGAAAGACATTCCTCCTGATTGAAGACAATTTAAACATTTCGGGACAACCGATAAAGAGCGCCGTGTAGCATCTTTTTTTGTTTTACCCTTGGAAAACGCATTTCGTTTCTTTTGCAATAATTCACTTTCGTATTTTTGCTTTATTCTAAAATAATTATCTAGAGCTTCTACATAATTCACCTTATTTAAAATATCTTTCGTAGTGACTTCCTTTTCCGAAAGATTTGTATCGTGTGTGGAAAGCGCGTTATTCTCATTTTTATAATCTACCAAAGCATTTGGTTTGTTTTGAACGATTAATACAGGGTTGAACGAAGCGTGTAATGTTCTCAATTTATTAACACCATTTAGGTCCAATACCCGGAGATTGTTTTTTTCACAATATAGTTCTTCTAAATTTTTAGGTAAATTGTTTATAATTTCCAGTCCATTATCCTCACAATGTAAGACTATGAGCGATGATGCCTTGTTAAGATCCAATGTTTGAATATTATTTTCTCTAATATCAAGGTGAGTAAGAGAACCTGGTAAATCAACAAGACTTTTCAATAAATTATGAGGACATTCAATAACTTTCATATAACCAGGAATATTCTTTAAACTGGTTAGTTCACCCTCCCTAAATACCAATTTAATAAGATTATTATACTTTTCGGTTTTTAATATAGATAGGTCCAAGTCACCGTGTAATTCGAATGGCACGTTCAATTCATCTATATGTTGCTTATGGTCCTTCAGTAAATTATTGAACGATATTTGTGCAGTATTATTATTGGCGATAACATCTTCTCGCATTTGTTCTATAATATTGGTCTCACTAGATGACATGTTTATACAATACTATATTATATAAATTCATATAATTATATCTGTAATGTGTTATTAGTAACTACCGGTAAATGAGTAATAGCACTGGTGTTTTTAGCAGTTTGATATTGTTTTA